CCAGCTTGTTCTAAATCTAAATAAGCATCACCTATAGTTGTTCCATTTCTTAATATACCATTTCCAAATACCAGTGATGTTGTATTATCTAAATTTGTTTCACGAACAAATCTTTTACTAGTGTGAATATATTCTAACGAATATGGAACAGGTACATCTTGTACATATGAATTACCTTCTAAATCATAATAAGCAGTTTCTCTATTAGCGTCATGTGTATAATGTGTTGGAATTGGAACTTTATCTTGAGCTAAATAATCTACTTCATACCAATTGTTATTATTTGAATCTACAACAGATATAATTTCTATTACATTTTTATCTTCAAGGTTTAATCTTAAAAATTTTTGTGGAGCTCCTATAGTAAAAGATTTAGTTTCGGTTTCACCACTTACCGCTTTAACAGTTCTTGATAAATTATAAGTAGATACTAATCCTGTAGTAGAATCAACAGATTGTATATTAGTAGTATCATTTGATTGTGATATAGTAAAATCAATTGGTTCTAATGTTTCAAATTTAATATCTGGATTTGCAACAGAAGATATTTGAATTCCCGCATCCCATATTCCAGCATTTGAATAATCAACTTTTGCTTCGTCATTAGCAACAGATGTAACAATAGATTTAAATGTTAAATTAACATAAGCAGGAACAATAGGTTTTACTTTATAACCAAACATTTTAGCCATATTTAAAACATTTCTTCGTTCTTCTGCTAATGGTAAAATCATTTCTTTATATTGTTGATCAATATAAAATGATAACACATCTCCAACATACGCAGACATTTCCATTAACATCATACCAGGTGATGTCTCATTGAAATCTTTATAAGTATTTGGAAAATAAGCTTTTGAATAATTTACTAAAGCTTCTTTGAATTGATCAAAATCTTTATTTAAATAACTTATGTTTGATTCTTTAAACTCTTTACTACCATATGGCATAATTTATCTCCATTTAATAAGCACCAGTATTATCTCCACCCGTGTCAATATTATCAGTTGCGACTACATCTATTTGAACAGATTCTAATGTATTAGGATCTTGTTTAATATTAAATACAATATTTACACTTAAAGTATTATTGTTCATAAAAACTTGTATATCATGTACTTCAACAAAAGGTAACCAAAATTCAAAAAGATCAAGAATTGAATTTTGAATTTGTAAAATTATTTCACTTGATATCGGTTCAAATAAATATCTTTTTAAATCTATTCCTATACTAGGTTGCATTAATCTTTCACCTTGATGAGTATTTAACAAATTACGAATATTATTTTTTACAGCTTCAATAGTTGTAGATGTTGATGCAAAATATCCTTCAGTACTTAGTGATTTTCTAATTGGTAAATCTATACCAATATATATATCAGTATCTCTATCCTCTATAAAAGGTTTTTTTATTTTATCTTTTATCGCCACTATTGATTCTTCCTAGCATCTTCTTCTTTTAATACAACTGTTGTAAATGTTCTTTGACCTTCTTCATCATCCACATCAAAAGTATCTTGTGAATCTGGATCTTCCCCAACATAAACATAACCAGTTGATTGTAAATCACCTTTTTCTAAATCTAAACCTGGGAGTGTAGCTCCACCTTCAAGTAAAGGTTCTACAACTTTTTTTATTGATTTTTCAAGAGTATTTATTAATTGTTCTTGACCTAAAGGAGTTGTTATTTTTCTTAAAGTATCTAATATAGGTCCATACTCTCCCAATAAAGTTTGTAATCCAACATTAACAGGTTGATCTGGTGTTTTAAAATTCTCAATAATAACAGGAGCTTTTAATTGAGTTATTGTAAAATCAGATTTTGTTAAAAATTTAAGTATAGCTTCTTTTTCCATTTCAGCCTGTTTTGCTAATGGAGAATCATCTTGCATAGCCATATTTAAAGCTTCTTCAGTAGCTCCATCTGCTTTTAATGCTTCAAGTTTAGCATTTAATAAATCTTGTTTCAATCCCATTTATTTTTTACCTTTTTTATCATCAATTGCTTTCATTACAGCTCTATAATCTTTTTTTAAAAAATTAACTGATGGATCATTAGGATTAACTCCCATTGAAACTGCTAAGTTTCCATTCGGTTCAGTTGAATCATTCATCATATCACTATATCCACCACCAACCAGTTCATTCATTCTTTCTGTTGTAAACTCACTACCACCCATTGTTTTCCACTCACCATCTTGAGCTGTTTCATTCAACACATCATTCAATACAGAATTTTTTGAATATGATTTTTTCTCAGCCGGTTTAGTTGGTTTTGATGACAGTGATGGTTGTTTCAATTCAGTTATTACTTCTTGAATTGCCATAGCAACTTCTTCTCTAACGATTTGTCTTATTACAGTTCTCATATTTGTTTTTTTCTTTTTTGTAGTTTTCATACTACCTCCTACTTTTTTTATTAAATTTTATTTAACAACCCTATTTGATTCTATATAATGATACTTACTTAAAATCTTTGCTAATTTCCTTTCTATTGGTGGTATAAGATCTTTTAATGGTTTTGGATCTTCTTGATTATCATCCACTAATTGAATTGGTACTTTATTATGAAGTGAATGAGATTTTCTTAATACCATTAAAATATCTTTAAGTACTTCCATAAGTTTATTACCCAAAACTAATCTATCATTGCTTGGATGTGGTAATCCCAAATAAACCCCAGCTGCATTTATCATAAGATGACCACTTGAAGATATATTTATATTTTTCATAGCTCCCAT